AGGAAGGGGCGAAGGAAGACGCTTCGCCTGAAGAGAAGGAGAAGGCGCTCAAGCTGCAAGAGCTCCTGAAAGCCAAACAGCAAGAAAAGGAAGCCTGCGGTGTAAAGCAGAGTTCCGTAATGCCCCTTTCGGGCGGGTACTAGGAGGTAAACCATGAGCACCCAAAAGATCAGCGCAGCAAAAGCAGCGGCTGTCTACGCGGAAGTTCCTGGGGTCCTCCGGAAACTAGCTGCGGAACGGGACAAGCTGAGAATCGCGAACAGATCTCTGCAAGAGAAAGTGGCCGAGTACGAACGAAGTGACCGAATTGAGAAAATAGCTCGTGCTATGCATGACAAAGGCATCGATGTCGCGTCGAGCATGGAAGATAAGATCGAGCGAATCAAGGAGGCTGCTGAGCGAGGAAGGTCCCTAGATGTCATCGAGGAAGCTGTCGAAATGACGGCACCCAATGGTGACTTCGCAAAACTCGCAGAAGAGATGCCTGGGAACGGTGGTGACCAGCTTACGGCGTACTTGCTGGGAGGGATCTCCGAGTAGCAGTAGGTTGAAGAACTAGATCTGAAGGAGAAATAAGATGACTGCAAACTTCGAGTTGGTGACCGAAGTTCAAGGACTGCTTCGCAGAGACTTCACTGTAGCAGACCGAACTCTCGTGAACCCCAACAATGCGAACCCGCTGATGGACGGCGAGTTCATGAATTTCGACACTTCCTATAGACTGATTCGAGGTGTCGACGGTACTTTCGGCATGGCTCTGTTCGTAGAGCGCGGACGCATGGATGTACAGGCCATCGGCAAAGCTACTGTCCTCATGGGTGGCTCTTACGAGGCAGATACTCGTGTGTTCACCACAACGAGCTTGACCTTGGGCTGTAAGCTCCAAATCGACGCGGCGGCAACGGTAGACTCTTTGACCAAAACCGGGTTGAAGCTTTTCGCATCCGGTGAGGTCATCGGGTACTGTACACGTCTGCCGGCAAACAATGGTGGTAGGCTGAGATTCTTCCAGACCTTGGTCTAGACCTGGTCAGAAAGGTAAGGAGATACTATGAGTGTTCCTGCAAGAGTATTGAATGATCTCTTTACCCATAAGGTCGGTACGGCCGAGGGTAAAGAAAAGATCGCAGAGTACGCCGGCACCTACATCAGGGATAGGCTGCGCGAAGTAAGTTACGCCCGGAAAATCATCCCCCCACAGAATGTGACCAGGGCAGATTGTCAGCGTTCCGTGAATCACGATACGCTGGTGAAGATCATCGACGTGGAGCCAAAAAGCCGCGCGATGGCCATCACCTTCAGAGGCCAGCCCACGGCTCGATTCATCCGTGCCCCCCGGGCAGAGGTGCCCTTCTACACGATCTCCTCGGAGAAATTCGAGAAGACCGAGCAGGAGCTCCTGGCCTACGAAATGCCCATCACCAAGGTTATCGAGGATAACTCGGTGAAGGACATCCAAGAAATCGAGGACAGAGAGTTCACGACACACATCGAAGCGGCCGTACAGGCCCTTCAGACAGAAGCGAATGGCGGGACTGCCACAGCGCTCAATGCTACCGCAATTGCGGCCGGTTCCGTTGTGGAATTCAGCGTCCGCAAAGGCGAGCTGGCTCGTGCAGCTTCTACGGACGATGGAACGGTTCTCCCGATCCAGCGTCCTGACCTCGTCAATCTCTATAAGATGATTGACGGAAATCGTCTCCGCGCGGAAATGGTCTTGATCACAGAAGTGGATTGGGACGACATCCTCCAGTGGACGGTAGAAGACTTCGGCGACAAGCTACAGTCAGAAACCACGGTCGACGGATACAAGTACAATCTGCTTCTTGGACGTCAGTACACCAGAACCATCAAGACGGATATCCTCCGCCCGGGTAACGTGTACTGCTTCACGAAGCCAGACTTCTTCGGCCGGTTCTACATCCTGAACAACACTAAGTTCTACATCGACAAGATCGCGAATTTGATCACGTGGCAGTCTTGGGAAGACATCGCCATCAGCGTAATCAACATCGCGGCTGTGCGTAAACTGGAGCTCTACTCCGGTGACGCCACGTCGAATGACACGGACGGCATCTTAGCCAACGTTATTCCCGTAGCCGAGGAAGACCTCGGAGCCGAGAACAACCGCGTAGAAGATGGCCTTGTGTACCCAGGTGTAGAGGTTTTCTAGTCCTGCTTCTGGCAGGATATCTGCAGGGAACCGTGAGGCGCCGACGTCGCTCTGGTGTCGGCGCCTTTTTTCTAGGAGGATATGATGTCTGATGAAGGCAAAAACGAGAAGGTAGCAAAACCTATCTATTACGTGGAGAACACGGTACGCCGTGTGGGCACGCGCCTCCATCGGGCGCGGTCTGCCACACGACACCGATTCAAGATTTTTCTCGGAGAGCAACGCATTCTGCGCAACAAGAGATTGCCACTGACCGAAGAGAACTACAAAAAATTCGAGGCCAAGATCCAAGAGTTGATGCTGGCTGGGAAAGTGGCTCTACATTTGCCAGATGGTACCAGAGTCAGTGCATTGCCTGATGGGCGCATAGTGCACCGTCGAATAGATGGGGCTGCGAAAGTAGTCGAGACTGAGGCTGCTCCGGTAGAGCCCAAGCCGTTGCCGAAAATGGTAGAGAACGCATTAGAGCCGGAAGAACCCATTCCGACTCCGAAGAAACCAAAAGAACCAGACGACTTGACAGTATTGCCCGGAATTGGGGCGAGTCGTGTGCGGAAGTTGAATGCCGCAGGTATCCACACATTCGCGGACGTCGCGAATGCTAGCCCGGCTAAACTGGTCGAAATACTACTGGTAGCCGAAGAGGTGGCTGAGGAAGCTGTACAAGCTGCCAAAGGACTGGTGTGAGCCATGCCAAAGGTCAGCAATATCGCAGGTAGAACAGTCGAGATGTTAGGGTGGAAAGTTTTGTCGGATGGAAGGGTCATAGACCCCAGGGGAGAGATACAGGATGACCTACCAGATCGTGTAGCTTTCTCCAACCAGGCTAAGCACTTAGCGGACCTGAATCTGATCACGATCCAGGGCTACAAGGTACAACAAAATTCCAAACCCGACGTCGATAAAGCTGTTCCTGTTGCGGACAAGCTCCCAGAGCTCCCCAAACAGGATGATTTGACAGAACTGGCAAACATAGGAGCCAGTCGAGTACGAAAGCTGAACGACAAGAAGATATTCACATTCCAGCAGCTTGTGGATCTCATGTCTCCCGCAGAGCTGGGAGAACTGTTGCAGATCGAGCAAGCAGTGGCAGCTTCCATCATAGAGGAGGCAGCAAGTAAGCTCGGGGAAGGTAGTGAATGACGCAGCAATTGCAAGGATTGGGTGGGATCCCCGGGGTTAGCAGCACGTTCGCTTCCTTTATCTATACCGTGCGCCTGTTCCTCCGAGACCACCCACAGCTCAATCGACTGGTAAAGGGAGAAGAACATTCCGACCGGATGATTGCCTGGGCAATCTTGGACTTCCTCAGCGATTTTGCAGGCACCCCACCACCCCTTGGGTACTACACACTTGAGCAGTTATTGGAGATGCACTATCAGTCATTTGCTGTGCGCGGCACATCTGTAGCTCTCTTACAGTCTGTAGGGATCTTGCAGACGAGAAATCATTTAAATTTCTCTGATGGGGGTATCAGCGTAGCTGTATCAGACAAAGCTCCTATGCTGATGCAGTGGATCAATCAGTTCCAAAACAAGTATGAACAAGAGAAGATGCAAAAGAAGGTGTCGCTGAACATAGCCAACCTTCTTGGAAGTTTCAGTGGCGTCCACAGTGAGTATTTTTTCGTCAACGGGTGGTTTGGCGCGTATTAGGAGGCCTAGATGGCATTCACATTAAAGCAATTCGACACGGCTCAGGAGATGACAGATTACCTGAACGATGTTGTTCAAGGAAAGGCTGTAGGTGTTAAAGTTTACGGCCTTCATGGTTTGACGCTGATAGTGACTCCTGTAGGTACTATACGCACAGTGACGTTTGCTGATGCGACTAATGCAGGCCTGTCCCCACCAGAAATAATTGCCCAAATGGAGGCAGTAAACGCTGATATGGTAGGAATTGCGTCTTTCCGCAATTATCGTCACTCAACACCGCCGTCTTACCATCTTACGTTTACACAGGCAGGCGATCTCATAGACAAAGACGGCACTGCCAACGCCAGCTTTGGACTAAATACGGCCGCCGATAGCACTGTGGGAGCTAATGCGGTTGCGTTGGCCGATATAGCCGTTATCACCACGGACGAAGGCGGAAACAAGTTCACCGTAGTTCACCAATAGGAGGTCTCCGTGAGCCAGGAATTATACAATTTGTTGAAAGAGGGTGAGAGCCGTGAGATTCCTTGGCACGCTGCGGCTGAGCACTTTTTAAAACTCAAAATCGCTTCTGGAGGTCTGCTTCAAGAAGACATTGAAGATCTGCAAGATGTGGTTGAGAAGACCAAAGTGGCGGCAATCGACTCAGATCCCATCACCGGTGAAGATATCGCTAAGGCAGTAAAGAGCGGCTACCTATCTGGGGTACGTAGTACTGTTTCTGGGGATATGGGCAGGCGTAATGCTGTTCGCCGCAAGCGGGGTGAACGTGCCGGCAAGACCTTAGGCAGTCTTGCGGGAGCCGCTGGCGGGGCTTTGTTGAGCAAAAAGAATCGATTAGCCGGAGCTGCTTTGGGCACGGTTTTAGGTTACACGGGCGGAAAGGCCATAGGCGAGGAGACAGACGCACGACTCATTCGAGCACGAATGAGAGCTCGCCCGGTACCAAAGCAGGCAATGATCGAGAAGAATTCCGATTTCGACAAAGAGGCGGAGGACAAGAAGAAAAGTCCTACGCCTTTGCTGGTTGGCGGAGGCATTACCGGGGCAGCTATGGGAGGCGGCTCCAGGGCTCTCAGACTAGCTAAAGCAGACGCCAATATCGCCAAAGCAGTAGGTAATAAGGCGTCTATGTTAAGTAAACTTCCCAGCGTACTCAAAGACTCGATGAACAGAGGACTTTTAGCTAAGTCCGCTCTTACTGGATTAGGGGCAGGCCTTCTAACAGGGGCCGGCATACACGCAGTACGCAGGAAAATGAAAGAGAAGTTGGAGAAGAAGGCGCAAGAAGACGTGATGCCCATAACAGATGACGCCATCCCGGTAGAGGCGCCGGTAGTTCCCCAGCTCGATCCCATGCAAGAGGCAGCACAACAAGCAGCTCTATCTGGCGAGCAAGATCCAGTCGAAATCTTACTCCAAGCTCAACAAGCTGCTAATGAAGCTGAGTTCTATAGACAGAGGGCCGAAGAAGCGGAGATGGCTGCTCAGCAGGAGGCCGAACGGGCTGAAATGGCCGAGGGGCAGCTGCAGCAAACCAGTGACATGGCTAATCAGCAAGCGCAGGAAAGCGCCATGCGTGAGCAGCAAATTGGTCAACAGGCTCAAGTAGCTACACAGCAAGCTCAGATAGCGTCACAAGATTCGGTTCAGGCGCGCGAAGAATCACTGCAAGCACAACAAGCGAACATTCAACTGCGTCAAGCAGTTACCAATTTCAGGCAGTCCCTTATGGATTTGGTGGCACAGGATCCTACACAACTACTGGGACCTCCAGCGGTGCCACAGGGTCCTATGCCTATGGGACCAGGCGGTCCTCCAATGGGACCGGAAGGACCGCCGATGGGACCGGAGGGCGGCATGGAGGGCACGCCTCCAGAAGCCGGACCACCTCCCGAATTAGGTGGTCCTCCAATGGGGCCGCCTCCCGTACCACCACAAGGACCACCGCCAGGCGGACCAATGGGACCGCCCGCAGTACCACCGGCCGGACCACCGGCAGCAGGAGGAGCGAACAATGGATAACTTTTTAGCGAGTCTGTATAAAGAGGAACAAACAAAGATTGCTGCTGCCGACCTGGGCTACTTCATGAATACCTTGCCCGTCGATGAGCTCGAGGAGTTCTTGGGATTGGCGAAGGTGGGTGTTGCCGGCCCAGTCGAGGCTATATTGCCTGATTCTGAGAATGGAGAGCTGGATAAAGCTCAAAAAAGGGTTGATGACTACGCAGCCAAAATTCAAGGTCAAGAACCGCCTACACGAAAAGAATCTGAAGAGACCAGTAGTGTGAGCTACCAAGGTCCCGGCAAAGACGCAGTAAAAGAGGCAATGATCAGGCGTATACAGAAGATTGCGGCGTCTGGCTGCATGACTAAGACAGACGAGTTCACCTCCCCAGAAGCCAAGAAGAAAGCAAAAGCGCTCTCTTCTACTCTGAAAATGGGCAAGGGGCAGCCTCTAGAAGTTAGGAAAAAGGCAGTAAGTATCGCCAGCAAGATGAAGGTATCTCAAGGCGTAGGAGATATGGGTTCTGCGGGTGGAATAGGAACAGGTATGGGGACGGGAGGAATGGGCATGGGAGGCGCAGGCGGCATGGAAACCACTGCAGCCATGAAGGCTAAAATAGCCATGAGGGCCTGGAAAATAGCTAAGAAAGCCCCTGCTCACATTAAGGTAGCTTCCTCACATTTGGCCGGTAAGGAATTGGCGAAGTTGTCTGGCTCTCGCTTAGATGAAGTACGCAGGCTGAATAGGGAAACCATCGATAAGGACATCGAAGACCAGAAGATAAAGGGTCTGACTAGCCCGGTGCGGCGTGGATTGACGTATGGCATGGGCGGCGCAGTAGGCGGAGCCATTCCAGGTTTAGTGTTAGGGAGAGGCAAGTTGATGGCTGCAGGAGCGGCTCTTGGTGGTGCGTCTGGAGCGATTACTGGAGTCAGGCAAGCTAAGGCGCTGAGAGAATTATTGGATAAGAAAGGCGTATAGTGGCTAACCTGGTATTTAAAAATCTGTTGATCCGGAGCTTCTCTCTGGATTTTCTGGAGATTACCTGGGAGATCGAAAACACGACTTTAGACGTGCACGATTTCCAATTGGATATTTTCAGGAGCGAATCTCCTATGGGGCCGTGGGACCAAGTCGCCGGCCCATTCGAAGATCGTTACAGATTCGTAGATAACAGGGTCAACCTACTCAATCGCTGGCGACAACTTTATTACAAGATCGTCAGCACCGAGAAAGCTGACACCACCAACATCTCAGAGTCAGACGCCGCGACATTTCATGCTGAGCCCGATCTCATCGCCGCCGAGATTCAGAGACTTGAGCGCCTAGTGTGGGAAGAGTTTGCAGGGCGCCGATGTTTCATATTCCCGGTAAGAACATTCGGACAAAGATGCCCCCACTGCTACGATGGCCCCGACAAAGGCAAGGGATTCACGTCCCAGAGGCAGAGATCACACTGCTTGACGTGCTACAGCACGTCATTTGTTCGTGGGTATTTCGATCCCATAGAAATATTCATGCAGATCGACCCTAGCCCCAAAGCTAACCAACTGCTTCCAATAGCAGAGAGGCAACAAGTGGACACGTCGGCCAGATTGCCCAACTTCCCACTGGTTAAGCCTAGGGATATAATTGTTGAGACTGAGAATAGGCGGTGGAGAGTAGCCAGAGTAACTACCACGGAGAGGTTAAGAAGCGTCGTGCATCAAGAGCTGGTTCTACATGAAATCGCGAAAGGCGATATCGAGTTCCAGCTTCCCATAAGGGTAGATGATCTGAGAGACTTCGAACCAAGTCCTGGTAGGAACTTTACCAATCCTCAGAATTTGGAGAGTTTTGAAAAAGAGGCCATCAAACACGCATTTGGAGTCTATGGATATGGAAATGATTAGCTACATAGGACTGTTTGATGAGCTGGAAAAGATTGCCGAAGAGCAGCGCAAGGATATTCCTAAAGGCGGGTTCAAGAGGCATTTGAAGGCCGTAGCAGCTATAGGCGCCGGCATGGGCGTAGGTGCTGGCTTGGGAGGCTTAGCTAAAAGAGAGCTCCTGAAAAATAAGGGTAAGATAGGGGATTTTTTGAAGAAACATCCGACAGCTATGAAGGCTGCTCCTTTGGCAGTAGGAGCGCTACTGGCGGGTGGAGCCGGACTGGGTATGCACAGAACAAAGATGCACTTCAGGCATGTAGAGAAGGGCGATGACAGACCCAACTAGCACAATTCATAGTGACGGACAGATAGAGACCAGTTGGCTCGAAGATCCGTTGAACTACGCTGTGAAGGCTTTCATAGCCTTTCTGCAGACTATTTGGGAAGAGGCCCCCAAAGGGTATATGCATTGGTCGCCTTTGACAGAAGAAACAGAACTGGTGATAACAGAAGAAAATCCCGTTCTTCTAGAGTCTAAGGAACAGAAACCGGCTATTTCTGTGATTATGGGGCCCACTAGATTCAATGGGTCGTCGTTGGATGACTTGGTACATGTATCCATCACCAATGCCAAAGAAGTTCATACCGACCTTATTCCTGGCACGATGACGCTGAATTGCCTGTCCAGGGTTCCGCAAGAAGCCAGATTTATAGGATGGCAATGCGCCAGGAATATCTGGATACTCCGCAAACTATTCGTACGTGAATCACATATTCATGACGTTGGACGCAATATTAGTATCGGTCCCATATCTCCTGCTGGAGCACTAGTACAGGGGGATACGGAAGGTGAGTGGCACAGTGTTCAGGTGTCTTGTCCATTCTTTTTGCAGTGGACAGACTCAGTCACGCCGCTGAAGCACGACTGGAGTGGGCGCCCAATTCATTCTCTTCGGAATATCGGTATGCGATTACAGACGAGAATGGGTAGAGCGATGTCTAATTTAACCAACGCCCAAGATGGCGGGCCCATACTTTGGGGAGAAGCCGCGGCACAAACACAAGCCAGCGCTAAAGCTGCGCGAATGAATGTGCTCAGGCCCCCTCAAATTAGGGGTAGAGTAATTCAACAGGCTCCTCAAGAGGAATTAGTATCGATTCCTATTGAGGGTGAATTCAAGGTTTAGAGGAGGCCCGTAATGGCTACTGAACTTCTTCGTCCTGGCGTATCAGTAATACAGAGATTCCGGTCTGTCAGCCCGACGATCGTGACTCCAACGTTGGTCCCGTGTGCCATTGCCCCGGCCTTTCAAGTACTGGAAGCATTGGAGCAAGATGCTACGGGCAACAGCGTTCTGAATACCGATGCAGTAGCATCGGTGCCCGGTATTCTGATTGCCGCAAACCCAGGTCCGTATTCGGGCTTGGATGGGCTGATACTCAAAGTCAGCATAAACAATGGTGCAGTACAGGAGTTTACCTTCAGTGATCCGACTGCTGCCGGACTAAGTGTAGGAACGGTCAAAGATCAGATTGCTGCAGAAAGCCCGGCCCCATCTGGATTCGGAGCGTACGTACACACAGTCGGCGCCTCCGAGTATTTGATGTTGAGGACTACCGCCACTGGCGACGGCCAGAGCATCAAAGTCACGAACGGTGATGCCAACTCCGTACTAGGATTCAACGACTTCTATATCTCAGAGGGAGTATCCACGTACGATCAGACGGCCCTTACGATCGCACAGGCAAATTTCCCGGATCCCAGGGGTATTATCGATGAATTGGATGTGGATGAATCCTCTATTCGGGTCTTCGCCACCACGTATGGGACAGCACTGAAAGAGTTCAAGAGAGACACAGCGTTCCTCAGAAACTATAAGGGAGCGACCTACACCAGCGGAACGTTGACTTATGGCGCGTCAACGTACAACTCCAAAAAGTTCGCGTTTAAATACCAAAGCGGCGGCACGACACAAGAATTCACATTCTCCAGTGAGCCTGGCAACTTGGCAGATTTAGTGATCGCCATGAATACGTTGACTTCGGCCCTTACTGGTCTCGAATTCTCGGCCAATGGCACGCTTCTGGATGCCAAGAGCGACTACGGCTATTTCGAAGTAGTCACGCCGAGCGCCAGTTCAGCGCATGCTGCCCTCGGTTGGACTGATGGTGGCAAGGCTTACACCGTGGAGCCGGTAGATGACGGGGATGGAGATACCAGAACACCATTCATCGTAATGGATCAGGAGAATTTCAACGCCCCTGCAGATAGTGCGACCATTACCGGTACGGTGGCTGTAGCTACTGAGCTCGAGCTCCACAACCTGACTTTTGAGGTGGCGGTAGACGGCGGCGATATGCAAGAGGTGATCTTCGACGCCGGTCCCATTGTCGGAGCGAACATATTCGTCGTAGGCAACACGCTGACTTCTGCCGCATTCGGATTCAATGTCAACGGCGTGGACAAGCTGGTGACATTTAGTGGTGGCGACCCAATAGCCATCGCATCGGTCATTTCCCAAATCAATACGGCTGCCGGCATGACGGTATGCTACGAATCCGATGCCACGGGTACAGCTACCCCAGGCGGCGGGTACTTAGCCTGGCAAGTGGGCGGTTCTACAGCTATTTCTGGCGGTTCGATATACTTGGACTACTCAGCCGCTACCGGTACTGCTTGGGCAGATCTGGGCCTTACCGGTACTGCGGACCTCACGCAGACCATTTCTCTTGCAGAGCTTATCGTACAAATCAATGCTACGATGGGCGCCGCATTTGCCTCGGACAGCTCGACTTATGTCAAACTACTGTCCACCACGGATGGGTACGAGTCCAAGATCGAGATTGGAAACGGCACAGCCAATACCCTGCTCGGGTTCACTGCCGAGGCCGTAGATTACGGGACTCCATTTTCTCCGAAAGTGGGGGATGCTGTGTGGGCAGAGGGCACCCTCATAGGGTATATCGCGGTAGTTATGCCCGGCGGATACAGCAACCGTCTGAAATTAGACAGAGAAGTAGCCAATACGGCAAACACTGGATGGCTTTATTACTACATCCAGTCTGAGAATATCCCATCTACGCTACCCAGCGACAGGCCCAAACCGGATCTGGTTATTGGTGTAGGAGGGGAAGCCCAAATCAAACACGACTTTCTTAGAGATACTGAGGGTAACCCCATCGTGGCTACCGGTTCTCTTGTCATTGCCTATGATGCATTGAGACTAGACGTATCCCCGGCAGCGACCACTCCGGGGCTGTTGAATCTGGATGATACAGACGACCTCGAGGATGCGCTATCTCCCATCAATGCCGACAATCCCCTGGCATTGATGCTGTACTTCATGCTCATCAATGCTCCCGGAGTAACAGTGACCGGTATTGGGCTGGACGAGACCAGCACGGCTAACCCGGACGGCACGCCGGCGGCGTATACTAAAGCGCTATCTTTCCTGGAGTCAGAGGAAGTCTACGCGCTGGCCCCTGCCTCACAGGACCCGGTGGTGCACCAGCTGTTCATGACGCATGTGGACGCCCAGTCAGATCCAGACGCAAAGGGCGAACGGATCGTTTTCATAAACCCGGAGATGCCGGGCGAAGGTCTCCCAGAGTTGGCCCTAAGCGGAACAGATGGTGACAGCACTGCCGTTACCAATGAGTTCGACACGAAGATCGCCTCGATAGCCGCCGATGTGTTGGCGGCGGGAGTAGACCCGGTAGGCACTATCCCGGTTACCGAAGGGCTCTATTTGGACATCTCTTCGGATTCCAAGAAGTATAATATCTCGGCTATTAGCGGCACGAAGGTTACCATTAGAGTATCCTTTGCCCCCGGGGAGAATGATGACTCATTCTACTCTACCTCCAACTTGTCCAGCAGCTTGATATCCGAGACTTTTTCTATCAACGTAAGGGGTTCTGACCTCGTTACCAGTGACGGAGACCCTGACTACTCCTCTATCTCTGAGGCGTATCAGGGCCTGGGCGCCGTATACGATAACCGCCGCGTTATCATGGTGGCGCCTGAATTGGTCGGGGCTACCATAGATTCGGTAGAGCAGCAGATTCCAGGGTACTATCTGTGTGCCGCCATCGCCGGAATGGTGGGGCAGCAGCCGCCACAACAGGGATTCACCAACTTCCCAATCTCCGGATTCACGCGTCCTTTCGGCTCGAACGACGTGTTCACGCAGAGCCAAATGAATGTCGGGGCCGCAGGTGGAACATACTGGGTCATCCAGGAAGTAGCTGGAGGTCCACTGACTTGCCGGCACCAACTCACCACGGATCTGACAAGCATCGAGTCTCGGGAGTTGTCGATCACCAAAGTTGTGGACTTCGCGGCGAAGTTCATGAGGGCTGGTCTCCGCAACTTCATCGGCAAGTTCAATATCACCCAGCCGTTCCTCGACACTCTCAGTACGGTAGTACAGGGTCAACTCCTGTTCCTTACTGAATCTGGGGTCCTTGTTGGCGGTGATCTGAACAACATTATACAGGATTCGACTGCACCAGATACGGTACTCATCGACGTCACACTCGATGTTCCATATCCCTGCAATTACATTCGTTTAACGCTCGTAATCTAAGGCGCATGGAATAGGGAGATGACGCCGATGTACACTTCATTTTTTGACGAGCTGGAGAAGATAGCAGTTGCCGAAGAGGCAAAAAAACCAAACTGGAAGAAGAGGCTGGCTATTGGTGGTGCTGCGTTAGGTACGGCGGCGGCTATCGGCTTGGCCGTGAAGCGGGGAAGAGGTCCCAGAGTTAATCCGTATTTGAAGAGTGCTCGCACTCTTCAGCAACAAACAGATGATATAGGTAGGCGCATCAGCAAAGCAGAACGGGGCGTCAAAGAGTACAAGCGGCTACTTAATGAGGCCGAAAATCTTGTAAGTGACAGAGAATACAAGAAACTACGTAACGAGGCCAAAAATATTGTAAGTGGTTTAAAAACAAAACGAGGAACCGGAAAAGTGATCGATCTCGCCGAAGTTAGGAAAGCGCGCGGGCTATCGTAATATAGGAGGCAGTTATGGCTACGTTTTCAGAATGGGCTCCGTACGAAAAATTCGTACAGGCCGGCATGGTGGACGGTCAATTCCTCAACGCGGGGTTCACTGTCTTGGCGGCAGGGCCTCCTCGTCTGGCCAACATCGGCGGCAACACCGCAGTCGGTGGTGTTTTGTCGGGAGGATCTGGCGCTGACCAAATGGTAATGCCTATCGGCGTTATCCAAAACGTCAACCTGAGCCACAACCGAACATTCAACAGAATCTTCGAGGTAGGATCAGAGAGGTCTTACTTCATTTCCGGTAGGACGATTGGACAGTTGTCCATCGCTCGTATCCTCTACCACGGGCCCAGCTTGCTCCGCATGCTGTACGCCTACTACGAGGATGCCATCCCTCCGACCATCGTCAGTGCGGTATTCCCGAACGCTGGAATTGCCACGGTGGCCAACCCCCACGATGTCATCATCCCTCCAGGATTCGAGAATCTGTTTTTGAACCTGGCATCCGATCTATTCAATCAGCCGGTCGGTATACTGATGTATGTCAGAGACAGCAACCTCGACACGTACGGCGCCGTCTACATGGAGAGCTGTTATGTGCCGAATCACACATGGGCAACGGATGCTCAGGGCGTCATCATCCAAGAGTCGGCAGCTATCCAGTTCGAGCGCGCGGTTCCAGTGGCAGTCAGTGCCCTGTCTCTCATTGCCGGTGCAGCCGGCAGTGCACTGGGGATCGGATCGTAGAGCATGCGCTTAGTACCTCAACATGAGGTCTTGGCGAAGCTGGCCGCTGTTCAATCCGCTGATTTACTAGGCAGACAGCTCGCGCAAGATGCAGCCGTAGAAAAATTAGCCGGCATGGCTGGTGTATTTATGGCGCACGCCCGCACTGAAGGCGGCATAGATAAACTTGCTCAATCTATGGTGTACTCGGGTGGCTTGTCTTCTGAAGAGTACGACATGCTCAAAGAAGCTGGGTATTTCGGTGTGTTGGCTAAGCGCTTCGGCCGCACAATTAAATCCAAGGCGGTAGGAGCGGCAGGGGCTGTTGCTAAGGGAGCAACCGGGGTCAAGTCTAGAGTGGGAAGTGTTCTGAAAAGGACACCCAAGCCGGATCCTGCATTAGCTCGGCAGTCTAGAGACTGGGCAGCTAAGCCGAAACCTAAGATGTCACCTAACGCTGCTTACAATAAGCAGCGTGGCGCCCCAGGCCAGCCGGCGGCATCTACTCCAGGAAGAGTAGCACCGGCGCCTCAAACTGCCCCAGCACCAAAACAGGCACCTTCGACGCAACAAATGCCCCAGCCTGCACCCAAGAGTAGCTCGAGTGGTATGGGTTGGGGGAGGGCGTTGCCTTGGGTGGGGGCGGCTGGACTGGGATACGGCTTGTACAAAGGAGTTCCTTGGGCAGCTCGTCAGTTAGAAGCAACGAGTACTACTCCTCTGGCTTATGGTGGCGGGTGGAGTCCCGTACCGTACGGCTACGGATACTCTCCATATGGACCAGGAATGCCGACCATGGGTATGGGCGCATAAGCAACTGTAGCTGACTGCTCTACTCATCTCAGCCAGCGTGGGAAACCACGTGTCAGCTACGGCCTTGACATCCCCGCTCGGGATTCGGCCCCCGCAGCGGGGGTTTTATTTTTTAGAAGTCTTCCATCTCTTCGCGAGTACGAATATAGGCTGGACGGGTGTCTCTGGCTGGTTCTGGGGATGTAGGAGGCCTCAATACAGCGAGTCCGTAAGCTATGTTATCGAGTAGTGCTCTGTCATCCTCATCCGAGGAACGGATGGCCTTCTCTCCTCCGAGTATGGATATGGCCAAATCTCTCTGATCTTTGGTGAAGACATCCGGCCGCTCGAGCACGTCTTGTAGTAAGCCCTCAGCTCCCTGTCCGAATAGATCCTCGAATTGTGTGGGGGCTAAAGAAGAGCTCGATGGCTCTTCTACTGGGGAATAGATAGTGGGCGGGGCCGGCGGGCGCATAACGGGGCACTCCTTGAAAGAGTGGTTACCCCCACATGCGAAGCAGTATTCGGCTACTTTGGTTAGTGTTTTATTAGTCATCAGGGCTCACTAGTAATCCTGCCATACGTTTCTCATAATAGGATGTTATTAGCGCTCTTACCACATCTGAGTGTCGGATGTTTTTGCCGCGCTCCTCTGATAACCTTTTTGCTTCTATCTCCAGAAATGCCAACATATTTGGTGGGACGAAAATGTTTAGCCTGCGTCGGATGTCTTCGCAAGATTCTTCAGGTCTGTGAGTCTTTCTTGGCAAAGTAGCTCCTCCTTCAGCAATTTGACCCCCCCTTCCAAAGTGAGCAGCTTTCCATTGTCCAGTACCCTAAATTTGCCGTCAGTCTTGATGATTTGACGCTGATTTGTGTACCCTGTTGCTCGGTAGGTTACGTGCAGCAGTACGCTGATTTGATCACAAGCGTGGGGCGCTGGAAACACGCTGGTCAGCCATGTCCGTGCACCATGAAAAGCTCTACCGCTAGACGTCAAAGACTCTAGATAATCTTCCTCGAATTCGATTCTGTCTAGCGGCTGGTCTTCTCGGTGATCACATAGAAATAGCTGTATAGCCCAGTCAGATGAGGCACTCATGGATGATTATTGGTGAATACTCCCACCAATTGCCCCATGCGATCGTCATTATCGAATATTGCTAATAGTCGCACAATTTTGTCCATATTCTGCTCCTTTGGCTGACGATACAACTGATAATCGGCGTCTGGCACGAATAGCTCAGCAGCTTCAAAATTTACCCAGCTGTATGGTACTATCTCTTTTCGGCATCTTATTAGTATGACGTCGTCGCGTTCTTCGTACCCTTCCACTACAGGTTCACATTCTTCTACATTTGCGTATTTACCAGATTTGTGGAATAGCCTCTCTTTCCAATGCTCCTTTATCAGCTTTTCTGCACCTTTGGCTGCAGTCGGGTGTTTGCAATTAGAGAACAATTTCTCTAATCGAGGACATCCCATGTCCACCAAGTGTTTGGGCCATTCCATTAGCCAAGCATTGTTGGTGACTACTATTGTGTTCTCGTATTCTACGGCGAAGAGGCAATGATATGTGCCTTGTTTTAGTATCCTGGACAGAGCCAGTATGGATTGGTTATCCAGCGGATTCATTTTACCTCTATCTCTCCATCTATTACGCACAGCTCTGCTTCTGCGAGTGGCCTCTCATGCGCGATGCAGAGGGTTTCGTAGATCTTGTCCCAGTTCTCGATGGTTATTTTGTACGTGGCTGAGTCGTATGTTTTGGTGATATCAACCTTAATCTGGGAGATCCTGCCCATGAAGGCACACGGCAAAGTGAGCGACAACTCACTGCCTTGTTTGATGAGAGTGAACGACTCGACACCGCCCTCTTCCAGCGCTGAGTCGTCTACCAACTTGTGGAGCTCTTCCAGTTTAATAGAAGCGAATTGCTTCACTTTGTCTTTGTCTACTCCCAGGTGCTTCAGCATTTGCGCGAAGCGTCTCTTGCTGGTAGGTTCGCATGTAGCTTCCAGTCCGAAGTCCCATTTATTGTGATATCTCTTGCCCAGGTTGCATCTGTTCAACTCTTCTATTTCCGGAAAAACTATGCTCCCTCGTATGAATACTTTCTCGAAGGGATCATACGCAGTGTAGAGGTTTTCCCAATAATCGTACGCACTGCCTGTACTAGCCGGGCGTCTATAAATTTTGTTTATCGATCGTGCAGTCACCTCTGCTACGAAGTCGTCAATTTTATGCACTGTTATGGTTACTATTGGTTGTGCCATTATTTACCTTCCCATTCTTTGGGGAGAACTCCCCCATTCATTATCCACTCATCTAGATCTTGAAAGTGTTCTGCTAGCCGTTCGGCTCTATCGTCTGATATCGGCTTTCTTAGCATGCAGTCGTCGAGTATGCGTTGCACCAGAGCTCGACATAATTCAAGGCAGGCGTTCGGATCCATACTCCCTCCTTAGTTTATGGTGCGTGGTTCACCTCTCACATTATTTTCGATCCAAGCGATCATATCGTCCTTGGACATACCCTCGCAGGCCCCATGGTCCATCCCCAAGGTGTGGGCAATGGCGTGGATTACCTCCTCGGGAGCATGTTTGAGCTCCTCCAAACCCACTTTGGCTATCTTGATGTCTGGATGCAGTTTAGCGCTTAGGAATTGGGCACACCTGACACACGCCTTCAAGTCAGTAATCCCATGTTTTATCATGTTAATTCCGTCTTTAAACATCTCCAGTGCATTGTTGGTGCTTAGCTTATACTCCAGAGAATCTGCGTATATCCCCATCACCCCCAACGACGATTCTATTGAGTCTTGTAACCCCATATCACTATTGGTCGGGTCATTCATCGCTTCTATGTCTATAAACGACGGGTTTTCTACTCCGTCGTTTTCCATCTCGAGGAGTTCTTGCACAGTCTTTACGACGTCTTCAGATTTCCACTCTTTGTTAGTAGTGATGATCAAGTTTATTTTATGCGTTCTGGTATCTTCGGTCATAGCAGTCCTTTCTTCTCAGCTATCCACTCTGTGATCACCAGCGTGCCTCTGTCGTTCTTTTTATCATCAAACACTTCAGAGTCGTCGTGAATCTGCGATTTAGGTATCCAGTACTCTTCTCCGTCAATCTCCACCAACAGTGCTTGATCACCTTCTTTTATACAAACTGCTTCACACTTGAATGTCATGTTTCGTTCCTTTTCCGCTATTCTTCCAATTCTTCTCGAAACTGAGTTAGGTCTTCTGGTAAATCTTCGTAGCCATTAAACAACAACCACCTTGCGGCTTCTTGTTCAGATACCCACTCGGCGTGTGGTGCGGTACCCTGATACCCTGAAACATGTTCTAGCCAATACCTGCCCTTCCTACTCTTGTACAGAGCCTGACTATTCCACTGAGACTCTGTGTTGATGGATATGTGATTGTGCCCATTCCATCTAGTGTCTTCTGTCCACGATTTGATTGCATTTCCGGGACGTAGAATCGTCCCATCAGGCATACGATACCTGTCCATCCTCACCTCCTGTATTCATTTGGTTTCTGGGTTAATCGCTTATGCGCATTCGGACATCTTATACCTGGAAAAGCGCTATTTTATTTGGCATGTAGCGCGCGCCACTCTTCGTACGTCAGTTGTATAGCCGGTCCCTCTTCCTCCAACACATACACTTTTGACCAGGAGTCTTCCCATAATTCGGAGGCGGTCACGGCGTGCTCTTTAGGGGTACCTACTGTCCAACCATCTCTGCGGACGAACCAGCAGTCTATTTTTATGCCTCTCCGCAGAGCGTCCAGAGGGGATATCCCCCCTTCGCCATCCCAAACCCTGTCTACCGTTGAAAAATTGCCTGTATACGGAAGATCTATCAGCTCGTTGACCCTTCTTTGCGCCTTTTCGTAAGTGTCGAATACCCCTAAGGACCACGGAATAGGGCTCGCATCTTCGTATTTTTCGTTCTCTCCCTCACCGGTTATCCTCTCGATGTTTATCCATATCTTGTATCTTTCAGTCATATTTCAGCTCCTCTACGGAATCTATGGTCCATAGTCTTCGATTTGTGTCACGCGGTGTACCCGATTCCAAAATAGGGTACGGGTCAGACATGGACAGCAATTTGTTCTCTACTTCTTCGTGTGTCTCTTCTGGGAGGCGGAGCACTACTTCTCGCTCTACCTCTTCTGTGTATTTAATTCTGTAGTCTTTCATCTTCATATTTCCCGTTTAATCTCTTCTACCTCCAGCAAATCCCTGGACATTAGCTTTTTGACTCTACTCTTTTGCCTGCCGAGAAACTCAGAGAGCTCCGGCTCGGTCATCCTCCGCAATATGGACTCAGCTTCTTTTTTAGAGTCAGCGCTTATATGAATGGACGCTGTGTGCATGACCTCTTCCAGATAGGTGATTTGAAACGGTTTTGTGATGTAGACTTCGGCCTTCAAGGATCTGGGACTTAGATCTTTAGAGTCAACTATCTTTACTTTCATCTTCCGCCTCCGGTGTTCCCGCATTCTTGTCTTCTTCATCATAGATAGCGTCCATTAATTCTAGCCGCTCTAATTTATCCAATTTGTCCCATTCTCCTTTCCTTTTGATCGATTTCCACAGTTCTAGGTAGGCCCGGCACTCATGTACTATAATGCCCTTGCTCCCCCTGCCGGCCGCACTGATTCTCCCAGCAAATCTACCGATATGTTTTAGGGCCAGCTTCTCTATTGTTTCTTTGTCTACCACATTGACCTCCTAGTCATGGGCGCAGTTCCAGTTGTGCCCACCGTTGCATTGCGGACATCTCGTCTAAGTGCGAGATTACACCTCCGGACTTTATACCGGTAATGTAGATGTCCCACGCGTCCAGCAAGCTCTGTTGGAGCGGTTTAAAACTCCATGATATCCCAAATTTCCTACTTATATCCAATGATAGATGGAGCATGTTCTCTATCATGACCCTCTTATCGACTAACTTGAGTTGCTGTGGTGAGCCTGTGTTTGAGCACATATCAGGAGTCTTCTCCGCGGACATATGAGCACGACACATGAAGGGTCTATCTTCGTATATGATGCATCTATGGTCTTTTAGGAATACGCACGGAATGTGCATATTGAACCATTTACGGTTGGAAGCATCGGGTTTCTTCAACAGTGTTACTTCTTGTGTTAATCTGGGTATCTTGGAACTAAAGTCTTCCCTTAAAGCTGGAACGTCCCAGATACCCTGGAGGGCTACTAGGGCTTCGGGAATGCACGACGACACAACCTGGTAGCAACAATGGTCGCAGCCATCAGTGCACGGAGATCCGTAATTTTTCCTCGCCTCCTCCATAAATTTGTCTATTGGTTTGTATGCGTTACGCACCAATTTGATCGCATGTTTTATTTTTGCTCTCTTCCCCATATTACCTTCTTTCTGTAATTTGTTGCCTGTACTATACTTATATCCATGCAGTTCGAGGATTTGAGATACAGACAGAAATGCCCTATCTGCCAAAAACAGATAGGGCGTCACTGTCCGGCGCGGCTTGCTCGTTGTAAAATCGCGTACGAGAAGCTCAAGGCAGTCAAGAGTGCGGAACAACAGTCGACAGATTCCTCGTAATCGTTTGATTTCCTTTCGTAGTTGGCGTTTAATTTGATATCTAAGGTATTCGATGGCCAATAGAGAAGAATACGATTGGAAGAACATGACTGATGAGCGCCTGGTAACGCGCTTGAGGGAGGAAGAGTGGCGGGCTACGCACAAGAATAAGAGGATCGATAGGATCATGGCCAGGAAGAATGTGGAGGCTATTATAAATGAACAAACCCGCCGGCATGAAGAGAAATTCTTAGGCTAGTTTCGCGGCAATCTTCTTGGCCATTTCCGCAGTGAGTTCTTTCTTCTTCTCGTCTATCTTGTCGTCT